ATACAAGCGTTTCGTAGTATCGATCGTACCCAATCGGCACGTATGTTGCATCGTTTACCCCGCCAGCGCCTCGCATTAACCCTACCGTGCTTACCAACAGCCGCGCGTGCCGATAATATACCAGCGTCTGCCGCTTAAATGCCATTTCACCCGGCTTGTACGTTGCTGGCGGGTTTGGCACCTCGTACACGCGCACCCATTGCGGGTTAACCTCATGATTCTCAAACTTGCCGCTGTGTAGTATGTCGCTCATTCTGCTGCCTCCTTTGTTTCAGGTAATCCCAAATCCATCGTTAACCGTATCAGCTCTCGTACCTCGGTATGCAACGTGCCTACCATTTGCTGCAGTGAATGCCGTTGCAATACGTCTGGGTATTGCTCGTACAATGCAGCCAGCCCGCGCGTTGCCTGTAACGTTCGCTCGATCTGCCGAAACTGCCTGCTGATTGCTGGGATTGTTACCATTGGTGTACCTGGCTTTTCGTGCTTATCGTACATGTACATAAACCTGCCGAGAATGCGCTTTTGCTCATCTGTCAATGATTCAAAATCGCTATGCCATTTGTCGTACCCGCTCATTGCTCAACCTCCTGTATTACAGTGGTGCCAGGTATTACCCTGGCACCTATTCCCCGCTGTGTGTTATCCGTGCCGCTTAGTACTGTGCATACACTCGAGCAACATACTTTGCTTCTTTTTTGTATGCCTTTTCAGCCTCGGCAGCCGTGTTGTAAAAATCGTACGAATACTGCGAATTGGTAGCGTAGCTGACTAACCAGCAATCAGCAATGTGCATTGATTTGCACAATTTCGCCGCAAATGTTTTGCCGTGCTTGCTCAGCTCGATTGCTTGCACGATTTCCAACCCGCTCAATGCATCCCAACCGTATTGTGTCAAAATCGTTTCGCTTGCGTTGCTCATCTTCGTTGCCCTTCGTTGTCTGCGTTGATTACCTAACCATCGATAGTATAAACGATGCTGTACAAGTTGTCAATACGTTATAGGCGCAATTCTGTAGGCATTTCAGCTGCTGTATTGATCAGCTACATACTCGCGCGCGTAGCCGTCGTATTGCGCTGCCACTATCACCCGCTCTATGTGTGCATGTACCCGCGCTTGCATCTCGGCTGCAGTGCTTGCCACTATGCATACCGCGTGCCGCCCGTCGATATCGTTGTATACCTCGGCTGTATAGCGCCTGGCTTCGATCCGCCTGCCCAGCGCGTGCCAGTATCCGAGGTAATGCCGTGTAATCATTCGATACGCTGTACGCTCTACCGATGTTGTCCACACATGCACTAACCCAGGCACCACACTGCTGCCATATTGTTTGCCACTATGCCGCGCCATGCTGTTACCTCGTTGCCATTGATTGTACAGTGCCTTTTTTCTTTTTTTTTCTTTTTGTTTTTCATCGCCTCGCACGGTGCTACCTTAGGCGCGCGGCGTTCCCCACAGTTGGCAGCCAGCCCCGAGCCTTGCCCAGCCCAGCCCGCCCGCTGCCTCGAGCACTGCCCAGCCCAGCCCGCGCGCGATCACTGCAGCGCGTGCCGAGCGGGTGCCGAGCTGCCGCCGCCGATTGTGCCGAGTGTCAGGCATTGCGCGCCAGTGCCGAGGCTGCAGGGCATTGCAGTGCGTTGCGCGCGCATCGCTGTCAATGCAACATTGGAGCACAAATGTTGCTTTGAGCACGTTTGAGGCATTGGGATGCGCAACGCTGAAACGCATTACACACGATGTGCTAGCGCTGCCGTGCCCAGTGTCAGGCATTGCAGGTGCGTTGCTCGGCAGGCTCGAGCCCAGGGCAGGGCATGCACCCGATGCGATCGACAGCGCCCGCGTGCCCAGCCGAGGCGCGTTCGCGCGCGCGAGGCTGGGCGCGCCCATTGCCTCCCAACATCAAACAATGCCCGCGCATTGACAACAGCAAACACACTGCCCAAACAGCCCCAACATTGCAGCGCGTGTATATCAACGTTAGTAGAGATTGCTCGCGCGTCGATACGTATTGAATAAGCATTTCAGCTGCTGTGCGAATAAATCGCCTAAAACCCTATATAACCACTAGATTAACCAGACATACATTGCAGGCTGCAAGGGATTGAGCAACGCGCGCAACAGTGCGAGAAACAAACAACAACAATACAAACACTACATACATAGATATATATATATTCATTACCTATATGTATTCTCTATGTTTACCCTGTGTACTCCTGTGTACTCCTGTGTACTCGTGTGTACCTGTGTACTCCTGTTTACTTTAGTACACGCTAGTACACAGGGTACACTATTAGGGTGTGTACTCGTTTTACTGCATTGGGATGCTATAAACTCAAAAAAGTACACAGTACACACTATTTTTTCTATGCAACGTATACAATAGTACACATGCCGCGCGAAATGCCCAGCACTGGCAGCATACAGGGCATTAGTACGCGAAATAGCCAGCATACCAAACGATATGCCAGCCCGTGTGTACCCTGTGTACTGCTGTGTACCGACGTTACGAGCGCAACGCCTCGAGGAAATCGCGCGCCTGATCTGGCGTATAAATAATGCCGATTGGTGCCCCGAGCCAGGCAGCGTGCCACTCTTGTTGCCGCTCATTGAGCTTGCCGCGGGTATCTGGGTTTTTCACCTCTACCAGGCACGTTATACCGCGATATCCAACGAGCAAATCAGGCACGCCAGCCCCTGCATCATGCAATGACACTACAGACGCTCCCAGGGCTTCCAGGGTTGCTACAATGAGCTTCTGATTTGCATCTACTCTGCGCTTTTGGTACGCAAGCTTATTTACCATTTTGCAACGCCTCTAATGCACTCGGGTATTTGCCCGTATCTTGTAACCAGGCAATGACGGCTGCCTTTTCATGTACGCCATTGTATACCGGTCTGGGTAGCCCTGCATAGTACACACTGCCAGTAATCAATTTGCCAAACAGGCGCTGCAGTGTCTGGGTAGTGACATATTCGCGCGCGAATCGATCTAATATGCCTTGGTACCAATCTTCGCCAGGCAGCGCGCGTTGATTCAGCCTGGGTACAACCCTCATGAGCTGATCAGCAACAAATGCCCTGTTGTACACATTGCCGTAACCCCAAACGCGCCCGATATAGGCAGGCTTGAGCGCTTTAATATTGACGCTCTCATGTATGCTAAAACCGTATGCCTTTAGCTCGAGCGCCCCAATATAATCGCGCTTGCATTGCGCTACAATTTCCTGTAATTCGGTATTGAGCTTTTCAGGATTCGTTAACCGCAATGCATGCCCTTGCGCGAGCCAGTTGTATACCGCCTCGATATCGTACGAGCGCCTGCCGCTTGGGTGCACCTCTACAGGCATCTTGCACAGCTTTACCCAGCTCCAAATTTGCTCTGTAGTGATCCCGAGCTCATCCGCAAGCATGGTAGCCGTTAAACCGAGCGCTGAATTATAGGTAACGCCGAGCTGCCGCGCTCGCTCGCATACAGCACGGGTAGTTCGCTTGAGCTTTTTAGCAATATCAGTTACATGCATAATGTGTATATTCATTGCTACAAACTGATCATGTTTCTTTGTCCAGGCGTTGCGTATGCCCTTCACACGGTAGCGTTTGAGCCTGGCATATAACCCGCTGTCCGTAATTCCGTAATACTTTGCTAGTAATGGTACGTTGTTATGAAACTTGCGCATATCCTGCATAAGCACGTCGGTATCATGCCAGGGCTTGCGCATTCGCGCCGTGCCGATTATTTTTGTTATCTTGTATTGAGAAATATTGAAATGTTGCATAGCTTCTTTTTGGGTATGCGTTTGTAAATACGTTCGCACCTCCCGATCGGTGTAGCTCATGGTATTGCCTCGTACAAGTTAGTAATCTGAATGTAGCGCGCCTGGGCTGTGGTTAGCTGTCGATGCAATCGCAATGCCTCGGCAAACTTGCCGCCAGCGTTTATGCTTCTATCGGCTTTACGCTGCAATGCCTCTCGAGTGTCAGGCGTTGCAGATCGGTATGCATGGTAATACGTGCTATAGCGCTCGTTGTCTGCTTCCTCGAGGCGCTCAATAGCGTTAACCAGCGAAGCGTTAAGCACGTCTACCATTGTGCGCAATCGCTGCACAATCTTTGCCTGTTGGTGCCGACAAAATCCACATAACCCGATACCGTCGTTTTTGTCTGGGTAGAACTTTTCACAGCAATAGGCACAAATCGGATTCCATAGCCCGCTATTGCGTACTGGCGTGCTCATCGGCTTAATTCCTCTCGTAATGTATCAATCAGCGAGCGTGTTGGTAGCCAAATGCTCGCCATACGGTCAAACTCTTTTAGGTTGCCTACTGCCAGGGTTGCGCGCAATTGCTCGAGCCTATTCTCGGGTATCATCTGGGCAGCGGTATACCTCGGCAGCGGCTCGGCTGGCGTTACTGGCTCGGGTGCTGTTGGTGCTGGCTCTTTGCTCGGTTGCGCTTCGTATCCCTTGGGTACATAGGGTGCTACGCTCTTGAGCGCGAAATACTTACCGCTTGCATCTTGCTTTACATGCCCCGTGCCTTTAAGCCTATGCAGCAAATTGTGCGTGCTCTGTTTGCTTCTGCCGATTGCCTCGGCTATATCCTGGGCTCGCCAGTGTGTACCGTCTGCCAAATACTCGAGCACTGCTGCCCGCTCTTTGGTGAGTAAGAATGATTCAGGATCACCAATTACCTCATGATGCGCACCGATGCTATTCCAAGTCAATAGCCGTTTGTCATCGCTCTCGATATCGCGCCCGCGTACGATTAATTCGGATTGGTTTTCATCGCCTGGGATTCGCGACAAAATAAACATACCTGAAACGCCGCCTGCGAGCCCAGTGGTGCCGCTGATTTCGTCGAATGCATCATCGCTTTTACTCTTGCGCGTGTGATGTATGACGAGTATTGCGCAATGGTATTTCTCTGCAAGCATCGTCAACGGTTTTACCGCGTCGTAATCTTCACTGTAGGGATTTGCGTATTTTTCTCGAGGCGCTCGTATATTCTCGAGAATATCAACCACAACCAACACTGTATCAGGGTATTTCAATAGAAACGCCTCGAGCGCGTCGACAGCCTCGGCACCGCGTCCCCAATTGGTAGCAATAATCAGGTTTTTCGGCTGCCCTTGGTTGTCTATTTCCATCTGGCGCAATCGCTGCTGCATACGTCGCTGATTGGATTCGAGATCCAAATACAACACCGTACCTGGCTCTGTTTTGTATTTGCCGAATACGAGATCACCCCGAGCAACAGCCCGCGCAATGTGCGTACCTGCCCAGCTCTTGCGCGCCTTAGGCTTGCCAGCAAACACAAAACAGCCTTCTGGTAATATCTCTTCTACAATCCAGGTCAATGCAGCAAACTGTTTGCCCTCGAGCTCATCGGCTGTAATCAGCTCGTATGCCAGCTCGTTTGTGATTGCGAATTGCTCGGGTTTGAGCGCCTCGAGCATCTGCATACTATCAGCCTGGTATAGTTTTGCCCAGTCTGCCAGATCACCGCCGTTGCCGAGCTGCATATCAACCGCGTATACAGACAATTTTGCATCTTGCATAGCTTTTACGGCTTTTGCCGTGGCTGCCCTGCCTGCCTTGTCGCAATCGAGCGCAACCACAATGCCGCCAGCCCAAACGCGTGCCAGCTCTGCAAGTAGGCTTGCTGTTGGTGCGCGCTCCCCGCCGCCTGCCAGTGTTATTGCAGGTATACCGAAATGCTGGGCTACTACCGTACTGGCTTCGCCATTGCAGTACACAAGCGGCTGCTTGGTTGCCCGTGCCATTTTGATTGCCTCGGGTAGCTTGTACCAGCACGCGGTAAACCCTTTTTCGTTTGTGTATGTATCCCCGTCGCGATAATCGAGAAACCGGTAACGTGTGCCGTTTGTTGTTTGTATGCTGAGGGCAGGTCTACGCATATGCCGACAGGCACGAAACCCTGCAGCCGCGAATACGTCCCAATGTACGCCTTTTTGCGAGGCGTAATCGTGCTCATTGGTATAAACCCTCTTGCTGCTGTCTATCGTCGATCCTGGTGGCTCTATGCCCCAATCTGGCATACGTCGTACCAGGTCGTACAAACTGCCTGATTCTTGGGTTACATGATCAATCCAGGTGCCGTGCTCATCCCCTGTAATGTGCAAGCTAAACCCGTTGCTGTCGCTGCCTGGTCTAAATGGTGAATTGATTCGATACTGATTATTACTGGCAGGCTCGAGTTTGAGCGCTGCCAGTACCTGTGCTGCTGTGCTGTCCATGCTGTACCCTATGCAAATGCCAGGCATGCAATGTGCATGCCTGGCGTAACGTCATTACCTAGAACATCGCTTCGTCATCATCGATAGGCGCTGCCGTGTTGTTTGCTGTTGGTGTTGGTGCTGTCGCGTCTGGCTCGAGGTTGCCCCGTCGCTCATCTAACCAGCCCGTGGTTATTAGCTCGGCACGCAATACGGCTGCCTGATTAAACAGATCATCACCAATGTACAAACCTGTTAATTGCTTTTCGGTTGCTGGCTCGGTAATCCCGAGTAACACTACATCATGCAATGCAGCTTTTTGTGTACCGCTGCCTACCTCAACAAACAACGGTTTTCCCTGCTTATCAACAGCCCCGCCAAACTCTACCCAAAATGCCCATTGCGGTAACGCTGCCTCGGCTTGCGCGTTTGCAATCTTTACAACCCAATCGTTATGATTTGAGAATACCGAATGTTTCGCGCCTGTGATCCTGCCAGCTATCCAGCCTTTTGTAGCAAATATGACAGGCTCGCTATACCCGCGCAACAGGCAGACGATTTCGGTATACAGTTTCATACCCTTATCGCGCTCCCAATGCTTATGCCAAACCATGTTACCGTCGATCAGGGTAAACGGCTGGGTACGTCGTGCAATTGGGATAAGCGCAACGTCAGGCGCTTCGTAGCCTTCCTCGTTTGGGTATAGGCTCGATTCCGTCCAACCTACTGGGCAGCTCTGCATGTACTGGGCTTTCACATAGAATTGCCCAGGCTCCCCAACGCGCCCAACCTTGCGCCCGTTGTTCCAGCGAATGCGCGCGTAGCTTGCCTTGTCTTTGTCTTCTGTCCACTGTACGGTTTTGGCAGCGTTTTTCCAGCTCATTGCATTACTCCCCTTCAATCTGCGTTGTTCGCTTCTGTCTGATGATCTCAATTACTCGCTCAATAGTATTGTGATCTGCGTGCGTCCAAAATGCCTCAAGTATTGCCACAATGATTGCCGATACCGAAACATTGTACAGGGCTGCCGTTTCGCTCATGCGCTTATGCAACCAGGTAGGCATAGCTAATACTGGTCGTGGCATGTTCTATGCCTTTTCGATTCGCAGAAACGGTTTTACCGTCGTGGTTTTTTTGTACGCTCGCAAGCGACGTGCTACCGCGTCTGCAAATTCGTTATTTTGGTCAATGAGCTCTAAAACAAAATTATCGATTGCCGCTGTATCGTAGCTGACTCGCTCGCTCTCGCCTGTCATCTTGAGCGTTGCAACACCCTTGATAGTGTGGCTCTTGAGCTCGGCAGCCTGCATAATATCTGCAATAGCTGTGCGCGTGGTCTTCTGGCGTTCCTCGAGCTCTTTTACCTCTTGCGAATATTCCATGTAATCATTAGTAAGTATTCGCAGGTAATCCAAATCGGTTTCGTTAGGCATTGCGTACCCCTTTGCTATACTACTCTTGCTGTGCCTGTGCTGCAGCGCGCGTGCTATCGATTTCGGTAGCACGCGCTTCTGTGCTAGCCTCTATGTGCTCGATTGCGATAATTAGCCCCTGCAACAGCAACCCCGTTGCTGTCATCTGGGCTGTAATGGCTGCTGCCTTCCATCTGGGTATTAGCTCCTGTGGTACACGGATCGTTACCGCCTTGCTGCTCGTGCTCGCTATACCAGGTCGCTGGTATTTCTTTAGGTACATATACGTAACCCTCTGCTAGTATTGCGGCTGCTAACCAATCGGCAGCCTGGCATAATGCCTCATCATAATCAAACACCCATAACAGCCGCGCGCGCTCAAACGAGCTCGATAGCTCAACCAGGGTAACGGTTTCGTTATCAATAATTGCCTCCCAAATCCGTGCCGTTTTGTGCGAGGCAATTACCCCGCCTGGGTTGCGTACCGTGTAGCTAATGCCCAGGTGCGCATTGTTTGTAGCTGGGCATTTGATTACCTCGCGCAATGGATCAATAAACACGTTCAAGTTTGGTGCCATTTCGTACACGAAATCGAGGTTATACCGTTGCTCGATTTGCTCTAGAGGTGCCTTGGTTGCAATCCTGGCAAACATCTCTACCGCTCCTTTTTCTGTGGTGCTACCACAATAATCAATACCAAACCAGTGCCGATTATGATATACGCTAGCGCTGCAAAAAACAGAATAGCGGTTATCATCTGCTAAGCTCGGGTACACAATACGCAATAGCCGTAATGCGCTCATATCCTGAAATGCCGAGTAAATTGCCTTGCTCATCTTTCTCGAGCATTACCCATTTGGTGCGCGCGTTATGCAGCTTTGTGCAATCGAACACGGTAAACAGCTGCCGAATATCCTGATCGAAAAAAATCAGGCTATGTACCTTGTTTTCTTGCGTCGTCAACGTAGCCGTTACGCCAGGGCTGGGAAAATCTTTCCGAATGCCGAATACAATTGAGATGCACTGTACAGGTATTTGAATCATCGCAACACCGCTGCTGTCATAAGAGGCGACAAATTAAGCCCTGGTACTACTTGCGCCTCTCGGCTCGAGCGCTCGGCACGGTACACATTCTCGACAGCCAGCGCGTATACGGTTTTCTCGGCTTGCCGTGTGCGCATTGCATCAATAATGCGCGCATTCAGCGGCTGCCCTGTCAGGGTGCGTTTTGCAAGCTCTTTGTGTGCCTCGAGCATATGCAGATCGTAGCTGTTAAGCGTTTCGATAACGTCATCTAATTCGTTAGGCAATGCAGGGCAATACCCGTCACACTCCCCAATTGCAGCCCCGCAAGCTGGGCAATCTGTGTTGTGCTGTGTGTTGTTCATTGGTGTAACTTTCTCTGTAGTGCCTGCCCAGCTCGATACTGGGCAGGCGTTGTGCTGTTGATTATTGCTGGTTTGGATTCTGCCGAGCCCATTGCCAATCTTTGATAATTTCTGTTACTGCCTCGTGGTGCTCGGAAATGGTAACGTCAAAACCCAGGATTTTCAACGCTGATCTCATATCCCAAATCAAAATATTCACATCACCTGTTATAACGTTGTACAGACCGCCGTGAATTGCATCAAGAATGATGTTAATTTGCTTCTGCTGTTGGGTTGCTGTCAGTGTGTGTGCCATGTTCGCGCCTCTTTCGTTTCAGATTGCTTAGTGTCATTGCTGACTGACTGCATAATATATCATGCTGTACAATTTGTCAATACGTATATTGAAACTGATAAACAGACACACAAAACCCGCTAGTACGCGTAGCGGGTTTTGTGCTGGTTGGTGGAGATTGGTTGGTGCTATTGGATTGCCTACGTATTATAGCACTGGTTTTTGTGGGTACGGTGCCGCTGTCCATAGCACCGCATCTACCGTTGCAGGATAATCGCGCAATGCTTGCCGATACTCTCTGTAGGCTTCTTTTTGTGCTGGCGTTAGTGGTGCGTCGTCTAATTGCGTCCAATCAGATTCAATGAGGCGCGCTGTCCGACATAATCGCAATTCGTCCATAGCATCGGCTGGGCTCGGGTTATCTTCTACCGTTGCCTCGGCTGGTAATGGCTCTTGATACTGTGTGCCGAAATCGTCCCAATATTCAATGCGTAAAATATCTGCCTGTATGCGTATTCGGTAAATTTTCATTATTCAACGCTCCCTGTGAGTTGCACTACGTGCAGAAATGGTGATTCGCTCAATGCATTTTCCGCTGTTACGCTAATTGTTGTGTTGACATTCGGCAGCAGATTGATTGCTACTACATCGCCTGTACTAAAATAACGCGTAATGGTAACCGCTTGCCGTGTTGAAGATTGTCCCATTGATGCCAGAAACGCTACGTTTACGGTATTCACAAATAACCGCGCTTGCACGGTATGCGCTGCTGTTGCATTGTATAGCATGGTGAATTGATAGTACCCCGAGCTGGGTATGGTAACATCGGTACCTGCCCAGCTAATAGCGTAGCCGCGCGTTTCTACCTGCCAGGTAATCGTAGTGCCTGCCGTGGTAATAGCAAGCGTGCTCGAGCGCGTCAACGTCAACCCAGCCGCTGGGTATTCTACCGCTGCTATGTTGTCTATTTCGCCCTGGGCTATGTTGATCAGGTCGTACAAATTAGCTGTTGAGTTTGACATTAATTATTTCATCCCCTGTGCTTTTCCATTCAAGCCCGACAGCCGATACATACTGATTAACTTTGCTGTTATTCCAGGCTACTGCAATCTTATCGCCAAAAAAATAATCGCGCCCGTATCGCATCTGGCTTGTTTGCAATACCTCTACCTGGTACTGTACGCGCTTGCGCGCCTGTATTGCTAGCGTTTTGCTGCCGAATTGCTGCAAATATGCTGCCGTGCTATTTTGCTGGTTTTTCGCATCTTGAAACGATTCTTTTAAATCGAGCCCTGTAGGCAATGTAGCTGGTCTGGTTGCAAATACTTTTGCTTCCTCGGTACCGCTGCCGCCTACAATTACCGCGTTGAAATCGTTCAATACATCGCTAATCTGGGTAATCGTTGCAACCGTGCCTGTGCTTACTGACAGCGTAATTGTTGCTGTACGATCCGTACCAATCTGCCCTACATAGGTAGTAAATACCCAGCTGGCAGGCGCTGTATATGACAGGGTAAACGCCAGCCCCGAGCTATACGCTACCTCTTGCATTGTTTTTAATAACGGCTGCATACTGCATTTCAGGGTAAGGGCTGTACCCGTGCCTGCTGTCGCTGCCGTGCTCATGCCTGTAATACGTCCGTCAAGCAAGCGCCCGTTTGCAACCGTTGCCGAACTGCCTACGTTGTAATTGAATAGCCGTTTTAAAATCGTTTCACCTGGCTGGGCTGTGAATTTCGATAGATCTGTTTTGTTCGCCTTGTACGCAATCGTACGGTAGCCGAGAATACCCAGCATACCGATTGCCTGCAATGTAAACGAGGTTACTACCGATCGAGTTACAATACGTTTCCGTATGATGCCTGCAAACTCGAGCGCATTTGGTATGCCGAGCTCTACATCTTGCCTATATATTTCTATGATTGCGTTTAATACCATGTATTGCGCGCTTGGTGATCGATTGCGAATCGTAAATTGCAGCATATCGATTGCGTTCAGCTGTTTGCTGATTGCTAGGTTATCGAAATCAGTTACGACAGCCTGCAAGGCTCCTGCGCTGTCGTATACCTGCATGGTGTAATACGGTGCCATATGGCTACACTCGAGCTACAAGAAACGTGCTATCTGTTACTGATCGTCCTGCATTACTTGCCCAGGCTTGAATATAAAATACTTTCGGCGTACCTGGTGTAACAGATACATACGCCGTTACTTCAGCCTGGTATACCGAAATGCCGCCGTTTGGTAATTGTGCTGCCGACAGTGTCAAAAATTGCATATCGAGGTTTCGCACCTGTATATTACGGTTGCCTGTGGTGTTGGTATCAAAATGCAGTTTCAGCGAGAAACAATACAGCCCGCTTGCTCGTATTGATATTTCCCCTGTTGTTGCATTTACCCCAATTGATGCATCTGAGCTGGCAGCTGCTGTTGCATAGTTTGTAAGATCGTAATAGGTGCTTGCACTGGTTAACGTAGCCGTGCCGCCTGTCATTACTGCGTATTGGGTATTGGGTACCTGCCGCCCGCTTGCCAGTGGGTATAAGCTTGTAACGCTGCTGATAATGCCTGTAGCGCCTACAGATACCGTTGCAATGCTGATATAGTTTGCAGCACCGATTGTAGTAAGTTGTGCACTGGTTGCCAATGCCATACGTACGGTATTAGTCAATACGGTTGTGGTATCTGCCGTGCTTCGTGCAACAGTGTACGAGCTTCCCGAGCCGTTTGCAATCAATGCGAGGGTATAGGTACCGTTTAGCGTGCTGGTTGGGATTGTGCTAGCGCTGGTGCTCTCGTAAAAATACCCGTTGATTAATGCTGCCCCGTCTGCAATGGTTAGCGTAGTGCTCGCACCCGATATTGCAAGATTCGAGCCGATAAACAAAATACCGTTGCCGAGCGTTTTTTGTTCCATTGCAATCATTCGGCTGCTGTCGTATGTGGTTGCCCCGTCGTTTGATGTTGATGTATTCCAACCTAATGAGCGCTCATTACTTGCCATGGTGTTACCTCTTATATTCCAACAAATCGATCGTAATAGCTTAAATATACACTGCTGGCTGTGGTTGTACCCGTACCCGATACAACCAGGGTATTAATACCGTTTGCAACGTCAGGCGCTGGGAAAATGGCAAACTGTGCAAGCTCGCTGCTACTGTCTACCAATCCAATCCTGTTAACGCCTGCCTGATCTGTTACGGTTTTGTACCCGTATCGCAGATCGAAACGCAATGAGGTGCCAGCCGCAATAACGGTGCCAGGGTCCAACGTAATATTTTGCCCGCTCGAGCTGTTGGTGATTGAAAAATTTGTAATTGGTCCCGTTGCCGTAATAATCGGGTAACTCAGCCAGGTGCCAGCGTACGCAATATCAAACGAGCCGCCAAACGTCGTAATACCGTATGTGGTTGGGTATACTTTCGGGTATGCTGTTTGTGTACCTGCAATAGTCACAATAGGTAATGTGTATTCATTGGGGTTGTACCATGTAGGATCACTGCAACGCAATTTTACTACCGCTCGTATTGCATAGCCCGAGCTGGTTTCCATGTTAAAATCTAAGCCGCCTAATACCCGCGTTGTAATCCATCGTTCGCGCCCGTCTGGGTATTGCACAATAAGCGTGCCGTCAGTATTCGACGGCTTAAACAGCTGCAGCAAATAATTTCGCTGGTCGTATTGTTCCTGCAATGTTTCGCATTCTACCAACAGCGGTATTTGTATGATTCGCGGATCAAGCCGAAAATCGAGCGTTGTATCACCATGCTGTACAGGTGATCGGCTGGTAATCATGTGTAACGGTGCCATGCCGAAATTCTCATCCCCGAGGTAATGCACAGGAAATGCAGGGCTCTGATTCGATATGTTGTACGTATTGCCGCCGATTTGGTAGGTTACTTGATATGCCATTTACAACGCTCCTGACATTAATTGCATAGCTCGTAAATCCTGCATAATGTTGCCTTCGCTCTGTACTGTAGCATACGAGGCATTCAGGTTGTAATTGTATGTGGTAACCGCTGCCGCGTTGCCTACTGCCATACTCGAGGCGTCAGCAACCAGCCCCGAGCTATTTACAATGCCTTGTGCCATGCCTTGCGAAATTGGTGCGCCTACCATATCTGCAAATAGCTTACTTGGGCTCTCGATTAAACCCCAATCGCGCGCCTTCTGCAATGCAGCCCCGAGCACGCGCTCGATAGCATCTTTGATAAACGAAACGCCAGCGTCAATACCATCTGCAATGCCTTTAACCAAATCGGTGCCGAGCGTTTTTGCTTCGTCAATCTTGGTTTTAATTGCATTGGTGATATAGTCAACGCCTGTTTGTACTGCAATTTTGATGTTATCCCATACAGTAGTAAATGTTTCGCCTAATTTGTTCAATGCGCCTGTAGTGTCACCATTGAGAAACAATACAACGCTCTCGAGTATCCCTTTAATGACAGGAAATACCGCGTTGATTACCGTTGCCAGCCCATTAATTACCATTGTCGCTACTGGTAACAGGTAGGTTTGAAACGCTTCTACCAGTTTCATGATGTTGTTATACACAACCGTTACCACAATCTGCCCGAGCAATCCAAATACCTGTATGATTGCATCTACTGCAGCTAATACGGCTGGGCTAGATAACGTGTTTGTTATAGCTTCAGCGATTGGTAGCACTGCATTGATAATAAGCGCTACTTTTTCCCCAATCATTGCAGCCAGTGGTGCGAATGCCGTACCGAAACTGCCTATAATGCTCGAGGCGACGGTAAAAACATTAGTGAAAATGGTTTGTATAGCGGGTAGGTTATTCATTACGGCATCAAATATGCTCTGCAGCCCTGCCATGAGCCCGCCTAATGCAGTTTGCAACCCTGTCACGGCTTCGCTGTTCATCAAGATTTCAAAAAACGTCGATACTGCAGTTTTGATACTGTCAAAATTGGTAATTAGCATCTGCAGCCCAGTTTGCAGCTGGGTTACCCATACGCCTACTTGGTCTGTCTGAAATCCTGAAATAAAACCCGCCAGTGTTGTTGCCGCTTGCTCGATGTATGGCATAAACTTGGTAGCGAACATTTCCATAAGCTTCGACAGCACAGGCAGCAACGCGTCCCCTACTTTTTGCTTTACGTCTTCGAATTGCGCTGCTAACCGTGCCTGTCTACCCGTAAACGTATCGGCTGCAGCCGCTGCCGAGCCGCCAAACTCTTTATTGAGCTCGGCAATAATAACCTGTTGCGCGCCTGCAACATCGCCTGTTTCTACAAGCTGCTTAATGACGTTTTTCTGATCTTCACTAAATGTAACGCCTACCCGAGATAATGCGCTAATACCTGCAACAGGATCGTTAAGCGCCTTGCCTACTTGTATCGAGGTGCTTTGCAGATCTTGCCCGAGCGCCTGGCTAACGTCAAGAATTGCGCTCGTTGCATCCCCAAAATTGGTACCCTTGATTTGTGTAAACGTTGCTAATACGTTTGTTGCCCCGAGAATAGCATCATCACTAAAAATACTGTTACCGCTGGCAGCGCTCATATTGCTTGCCATATCTGCCATTTGTTGCGCTGTTAGCCCAGCCGCTCCGCCTGTGGATTTTACGACAGCCTCGGTTTGTGCAAGAGCGCTTGCCCAGCTTGATGATTCTTCTATGGCACTGGTGAAGAAACTGCCGAGCTGGGCAACGCCTGCGCTGGCGAGGTTGGTAATAGCCCCGCCGATTGCCATAAACGCGCCCTGTGCAATGCCATTAAACGCGCTCATTTTGGTACTGACGGCTTCAGCCTGGTTGCCCAGCGCACCCATGTTTTTATCAATGGTATTGGTTACGTTGCTTACGTCATCTTCACCAACAAACCTGATAATTACGTTCTCTTGTGTCATAGGTGCGCCTTTTTGTTTAGCCGTCGCTCGATACTAATCATCATGAGATGCCGCGAAATGGTTTCATAGTCTGGCAGCTGATCGGGTGTACAGTGGTACAAATCTCTACAGGCAAGCAATTCCAAATACTCGAGCGGCATTGGTTGTGCTGTCCATAGATGCGCAATCAGCTGCCTTTCAAGTTTGGGTCTTGGTACTGCAATCGCTGTAGGATTTTGTCTACAATTGCGCTGAAATGCTCAAACGGTAAATCACTGGCTGGGCTACCGTCTTCAGTAGTTACGCATTTCTCGATAATCGGCAGCATCTCGCTGATATCGCCTGTACGTGCCGAGCGTTGCAGGTTAGCAACGTCTTTGATAGATAGCTTAGTACGGTTAATGGTGTACATATATTCCTTTGTATCAAGGGCTATGCCTGTGCGCATTGCCTAGGTTGTACGGGTAATGGTTGTGCATTTCATGGTAAACGAGCAAATAATAACATCGCTGTTACTTGCATCACCATTAGGCAACTGCAGCTTGTAAATCCGTGCTGCATTGGTTTGGTATGTATCGTTACCTGCCGTGCTGCCGCCTGGCTGCCATTTCAAACTAACCAGTGTTTTGTTAGTGAATGCATCAAACACCATATGATATGCTTCTGACGCTGATTCGGTGTAAATAACATTTACAACCAAATCAAACGGCTTCTGCTTACCAAATACCACAATGCCAGTATCAGCATCTGGCGTATACGCTTCGCCTGTAAACCGCTCAAGCTCTGGCATTTCGATTGATTGCGAGCTGCCTGCAATGTCCGTAAATGCACCCGTGCCGCCCGTTTGCATCGACAGTGTAAATACACTGCCGTTCATTGCTCCTGTGGTTTGTGCCATGGTCGTACCTCTCTATTGCACAATGTCTGTAAATGTCAGTGTGCTAATTACCGCGTGGTATGTGCGCTCGCTGCTTGCAGGAAATTGCATTACCTGCGTACGCTGTTGTACCAGATCGAGCGTATACACCGAATTGCCCAGCTGCCGCGTGCATTCAATGTAGCTATTCATATACTCAATGTATACGGTAGCGATATCTTTCAGCCCGAGCCCTTCCCCAACAAACCGTAATAAACAAATATCCTCTATTGTCCATTCAGTAACCATTACGCGCCCCGCTCCTGGCGTTACGCGCTTGGTGCGCTGGCTGGTTGCGTTGAGTGGGCTAATAACTCGGCAGGGCAGATCAGCGTTTTCTACCGTGTTTAGTAGGCTTGTACCTGATCGTACCGTAACCGTTGCCCCGTACGCTTGCACTGGCATTGCTGCTACTGCTGTAATAATGTTTGTTACGTTTGTTGCCATTATGATTGCCGCCTATATGGCTCGAGCATGCGCGTAACATCGGTAGGGATTGCAGGCGCTGCAATGCTTACCCCGTCTGCGCTCATAATGCTTCTATCGGTTTCAGCTGTGTTGTCTTTTGCTCGATACATGTACCCAGCCAGGCGACGGGTTGCCGCTCTAATTGGTGTAGGGCATGTGATGCTGTATGCAAATCTCCCTGTAACAGAAATAGCCGTATCTGGCGTACCTACGTATGTCCAGACGTACGCTGTATTCATCTTGATTTTTATTGCGTAGCTCGGTACGAAATTGGTAGGCAGCAATACGTACGCCTCGGCTGGTATTGTCTGTCCGTTGCCATTTACTACCGTGGTGATCTGGCACAAATCAAAATCAAGCAACAGGGTATTTTGAAACGCATCAACCCGCCCGCCGTACCTGATATCGAGCGCATTGTAGTACCTGGTCGTATCTGCCGCAGCCTCAAATGTTCGGTTGCAATAATCGTCTACTGCCGCCTGGGCTTCAGCTACGATATCTGCTAATAACGAATCATCGGTACCCGATTGTATGCCCAGGTACGTTTTCAATTGTGCTACGGTTAAATACCCCATTTATGCGCCTCGCTTCGGCTTGGGTTTCGCTGTCGGTGCTGCCGCTGTTGGTGCTGGCGCTTCTGGCTCTACTTGCTCGGCACGCCCTGTATTCAGCAGGTGTTGTGCCTCGCTCGCTGGCAGCTCGATTACCGAGCCGCCAGCGTAGCTACGCATTGAACCATTAACCATGCAGCTTAGGGCATTTTTTAGCCTGATCTGCATTGCTTAGCCCTTACGGATTCACGCCGTATACAAATGCCTCTGCCTGGGTAACGTCGCCGCCCCAACGTGCCGTAACAAAAATAGCCGTTTGGTAATTTGGCTGGTATACGTACGGATTGCGGCTAACCTCGAGCCCGAGATTTTCAACAAACGCGTAATAGCTCCAATTACCGAAAATGATAGGCTTGTTACCCGTGCCCAGTACTGCAATTTTGTCCGTAACCGCAATAGGCTTGCCGTACAGGTTATCAATTGAGCCCATTGGTGTTGGTTGGAAGCTGTAGAAATTGCCTTGCAGCGCGCGAATTGCGCCCAGCGTGCTGTTTTGCATAACCCAGCCCGTTGCGTTGCCATCATCAACGTACCATGCAGGCAGCTTGTATACGATGTTATGTACGTCGGTTTGATCGATACCGCTAACGCTTGCAAGGGTTTCGCTGACTGTAGCACGTGTGAGCACGCCGTATGGCTGGCTTGAGCCCGTGCCGTTAATCATGTAATCATTGAGGTGCCGAGCGTACGCGCGCCCGATTTCGCGGGTAAGAAATCCCTCGAGATCCATTGCATTGTCGCGCAACAGCTGATTAGAAATCTTCATTGCAAGAGATGCGGTATAGACTGTGATTGCAGATTGTGCGAACGTCGGCTCATCAAAATTTGCAGCGCCTGACTCTGCAACAAATGCAAAATTTGCCTTTGCATTCTGGTCTGCAATGTCGAAAATTTGACGATCAGTAGTGTAACGCTGAATGCCAAGCTTTGCACCAATCCAGCTCTGATCACGCTTGTCGATAACCTGATTGTAAAAATCACGTGGCACCAAAAAACCGCCGTTTGCGCCCGTTCCTTCTACCAGGGTTGCCTTTGCTGCAACCTCATCACCTGTTTTCAGGTAATGCACAATTGATTCGGATTGCTCGTTGCTAAACCCGCGGCTGGTCAGCTTCTTGGTTGCTGGTGCCTGGCGCGTGCTGTCTACAACGCCGCCTGCTACTGGCTCGCCTGCAGTGTCTGCGAGAATCTCGAGCACTGCAGCCTTCATTTCTTCTTTGTTCATGGTGTTTGTACCCTTTGGTGTTGAATGATCTGTATATGCATAAGCGTACGTATCTGCAGCGGCTGTAATGCCCTTTGCTGTAGCTTTTACGTCGCTGGTTGCCGTGGTACGTGGCTCGGCTGGTGTTGGTGTTAGGCTGATTTCGCCTACTACCCAGCGTTTGAGCTCTCCTGATTCTCGCACTACTAAATGCGATAACGCGCCCGTTGACAGCCCGAGCGCCCCGCGCTTTACGAGCTGCATAACCTGTTTGGCGTATTTGTCGCGCCTGTCTAGCTCAATTTCAACGTCTATACCGTCGTCATCGGGTGCCCAGGCTTTTACAACCCCAATCTGCCGCCGCAAATTCCCAAGACTGTGATCGTAGTACACAGGCATACCGATAAACGAGCGCGTTTCGCCTAAATCGGTTTGTGGTGTAAACGTATCGCCTTGCAGATCACGCCCGCCCCAAACAATGCCCTTGCCCTTGAGCGTATACTCACCAATTGCCTTTACGCTCATTGCTTACCTCGCAATACGTATAACAGCTGGCTTGCAAGCTCTTTTACGTGCTTGGGTTGTTCCATCGGCATTGCTGCAGTTTCTGCCATTGCCTCGAGCATTTCGCCTGGCTCTTCCATCTCGGCAGGCTCTTCAGCTTCTGGCATTTCTTGCGTTGGTGTTTGGATTGCTCGCAACATCCATCGCAATTTTTGATGATAGCCTAATCGATCCTGTAGGAAATTCTGTACTGCAAATTCACCTGCAATGCCTGCAAAATAAATGCCGCCCTGCAAGAGATCGAGCATACGCATATTTTCAAGCGTAATGCTTGCAAGCATCTCGGGTAGGCTCGCTTCCTCTGTCATGGTATCTACAGGCTGGGCAGCGAGAAGCGCATAAATCGTTGCAGGCGTTTTGAAACCTAGCGCGCGTATGTATTCGGCAGTTGGATCAATGCCCGCCTCGAGCGCTTCGTACAGCTCCCCGAAAAATGCATGATACTGAGGAAAATTTTCGCCTTCTAAATTCCAGTGCGCTGCCGATGCCTTGTACCATAGGCATACCGTTGCCCCGAGAATTTCGCGCAATTGCCCTGGCAGGTCTGCAGCCTTGACAGCTCGCACCGCGTCGGTTTCTGCCTGTCGGCTGTTTACCTCTTCGATGTCCTGCATATCGTCGCCTAGGTCTGCAAAATAACTTTTCATCATCTCGGCATGCGCTGCCGTTGCACCTGCATGTTCGAGCACTGCCTTGCGTGCTGCCTTAATTAGTTGTACGTCGCTTGCGCTATGTCTGCTGCCTGCCATGTTGTCACCTCATGCCTAATTAGTGTGATAATACCAAACTCATGATTTAAACGCGTTTTGCACAGCATCTGCAATAACGCGCTGAATAATCCCCGATGCTTGCATTTCGGCTGCAACGTCGCTGCCCTTTTTCCAGCGCCCGCGGTGTATCTGGCTCTGCTGATCTCCTACAACATACTGCGAGTATGTCGCTGTGCTGATAATCGATACATCACCAATTTGCTCTTTCATAATGACGTATGAATTATTCAGGCGTTGCGTTGATTGCCAGGGTAACCCGTTGCCGCGCCCGCGTAGGTATTTTTTCATCTTACCCATTGCAAACATACGTTTTACGAATCGCTCTTGTTTCGCGCTCACCCATTGCATCGAGCCGTCGGCTGGCTCGGGTGGTTTCTCTTTGTTCAGCTTGCTTTTTGCAATGTCTGCAATAACCGCAATTGCTGCCGCCTGGGCTGCTTTTGCTTTTGCCGTTAAATGCAGGGCTGCATTCTCTACGATAATTTTTGTCATACGTCTAACGTGCCTTCTGGGTATACGTCTGGCTCGTATTCCAATACTTGTATATTTAGTGCTTCTTGAGCGTCGATAAGATGTAGATATGCATCATTACCAATGCCAGTAATAACCGATACATACAAATTTATGTTTGCTACTAATTCTGCATCACCTTCCAGCTTTTGTGTTGCTTGATTCCAGACAGCATTAAAATTGCCTTGTTTTGCTGTAAATTTCATTTGCCGCCATCCTTTACGATTTGTGCAAACAGTTCTATTAATCCTGTATCTTTGTTTGTTGGTATCAATGCAATATCAGTAATAGCCATTGTCAGCACCTCGGGAAAATTACCCGAAATTTTCTGTATGTAACTCGGATAAATACGAAACGTATATGCAGAATCTGTAGCATCTAAATATGTACTGCCAGAAATACCAAAATTTTGTGATCTTAGGCTAACTGGTTTTTCACCTGCTGTTCTCATTGCTGCAAAATCGTTTGTTGCTCGTACGCCGTACTGCTGATGATCTTGTAACGCATGCATAGATTCATGCACAATTGAAGATGCATCTGCATTTTTGTGCCCTGTCATAATTCCGCCGCCCATCGATGCATTTAGTGTTGATTGTCCTGCAGTAGCTTTATATACAATGTTGAACGGTTTGCCGCTGTCAGGCGCAATACCTACAGACAACTGTATTAATTCGGTTATTCGTGCTTGTTGTGCCTTGTTTAATTTAGCGCCTGCAAATGTAATATTTGCCGTTGCTGGTGTTGGGTGTTGCAAATCTTTTAATACAGATTTGTATACTGCTTCTTCTCGTGCTTGTAATGTCGCTTGAATAGTTTGCTGTCTAGCAAATTCTGCCCAGTATGCTTGACTTGCTGCTTCATATTCAGGCGAATTATAGCCGTATGTTTTTGCAGTTTGCCCCAATGCTTTTTCTAATTGTAACCTCGTGCCGCCTACTTTATCCCAATCTGCAGCAGATCGAGAATCAATTACAAGATCAGCCGGTACAGCATCTTTTATATACTGGGCAATCTCGGCAGCATCTCGCTGCAATAGTGGCACCTCGGCAGGCGCTGGTATTGGTGCCGTTGCCTCGTCTACCGTCAATTCCTCTACAGGCGTTTCGGCTGGCTGTGTGATGCTGTCTACATACTCAAGCCCCGTATCACAACGGCAGTTTACATGAGCTGGCGCGCCCTGGCTAATATCTTGATCACCGGTATACACACTAGCCCATAAATCATCGGTTAACCCGTCGAGATCAGCGCACATTTGGCATACTCTACGATCTTTTTCGGTATTCCAAATGCGCACTACAGAAATACCGTTCGAGCGTGCCAAATCTCGCACCTGCAACGTTTGCTGTGATGCCGCGCGCGTCGGCTCGGTAAACGCAATACGGCTTGCGCGTAGCTGCCCAAACATCGACAGTTGCTGCATAATGTCGGTTGCCGTTGTGCCAGGTGTAACCATGGTTGTCTCGATTACTTTATCAACGTATTTTTTTTCGGTTGCGCTCAAATCGATTAGAAATGGATTCCAGTATTTATCGAGGTATGTTGCCCCGTGTGCTTTTATTCCTTGCTCGATTAGGGCTGCTGATTGCTCATCTGCCATGCCGCGTATAGGCTGTACGCGCTCGGCTCCTGCATCGAGCACCGTATCTGCTACTGATTTATCAAGTATGTTGCGTAGATCGGTATCGATGCCGCTATAATCGCCTGCAGCAATTTTCTGGCTAACGTCTATGTTGCGTTTCTCGAGCTTCTTTACGATGCTCTTGTATACCTTTTGTTCGCCTGGCGTCATATCAGCGTAGGTTAGCTTGAGCGAATCAAACAGTGCTACGATTTCATATTTTTTTTTTACGTCGCTCAATTCAGTATCAATGTAATCGAGCATGTACTGTGGCAATACATCGCTGGTAAACTTTACGGCTGCTGGCTTGCCTGGCTTGTGCCGAGCAAGGGCTTTAGCCTGGTATCGCTCAAGCTCTTGTACGCGCTTCTGGGCAGTGTCGGCTATTGCTGTACGTTCGTCAGGCATTGCAGGCGCTGGGGTGTTTACAGGCGTGCCAGTGTCAACGTTTACGCCGCCGTCGGTATCCTGTTGGATAACAGCAGGCAGCCCGAGCGCTTCCTCGATATTATCGTAGCCCAGCTGTTTCATTGCGGCAGCTAACGGTAGCCCAGCTTGTACCAGCAATACCAGGCTGTTCGCGCGCGCGGCTTCGTCTACCTGAAACACATCAAGTTTTTCTGGCAAAAACTTAAACTGATATTTCAACGTACGAAATAATTGCTCATTAAGCACGCGCTCGTAAAATGCCAGCCGAGGCACAATCGTTTCACGCCAGAATGATTGCCGATCACTATCAGCCGTAGCATAATTTGCCGCGCTGGCTTCAATCATGGTACGAGGTACCCCAAACGTGCTGACGATGTTCATCACCGCGCGCTCTTGTATTGGTACCATGTCCATCTGATCGAGCGGAAATGTCACAATTTGGGCATTCACCTGCCCGCGGAAAAAAAACGTTTTAAACGCGTTGCTGACGTTTTCAACGTAGCGCGTCCAATGGCTTTTCATTCGCTCGAGCTCGGGAGGTGTAATACTTTTGTCGAGGCTCAACACCAATGCAGGCTGTGCGCCGTGTTCGAAAAATGCCGAGGCAAACCGCTCGAGGTAATACGCAAGCTGGGCAGATTGCAACGCTACCCGCGCTGGGCTAACTTCCTCATTGATATCGTTTTTAATGCTCGGCTCGTGGAAATACACAATATCGGCTGCTGTCCAGGTTGCATGTATTTGCCCGTCGATTTTCTGGGTAAATCGCAAGCCTGTAAGGTAATCGGCACCTGTCATCATTTCGGGGTGAAATGTCACCTCGACAGATCGAGGATTAATAAACTGAAATCCATACAGTACGCGCCCTCGATACAAGCGCAGCCAAAATGCGCGCCCTACCAACATAAGCGCGCGCTCGGTTTGCTGTATGAGATTCTCAAGCGGTGTAGAAAATGGATAATCGACAGGTAGCCCAGCGCGAATCAATTCATATGGTACCGTGCCGAGCGCATCCGCGCGCAAATTGATAGCACGATAGTACATCGGTACCTTTTCGTATGCATCCAGGGTGCCGTATAATTCGCCTGCCTTTTTGGCAATGCTATACCAGCCTGGTATTGCCTCGATTGCTTTAAAATCCATGCCTGGTACCTCTGTCTGTATGTCTATATGAAATCGTACAATACTTGCCCGCTGGCTAGCATTTCAACAGCACCTGAAACCGCGTCTACCATATCATCATGCTGCCCGTGTGGAAATGACAAACACTCATCTATAAACTGGGCTACCCAATCGCCTCGCACTACTCGTACCATGCCTTGCTCGGCTCGCACTGCCCAGGGCATTGCCCGCTGCATTTTATCCCGTGTTACTACGTAGCCTTGCAATGATACATTTACCAATTCTGGCATACGCCTGATATCTTGCAGCGCGCCTAATCCTGCTTGCGCTTGCTCGATACCCTGCATAGTATCGTATTGTTCTGTTTTCATGGTATCTACCATAATTTTTCGTACGTCAGGAAATTCGGCTTTTATCCTGATGCCGTCTGCTATGTACAGGTTGCCCGAATCATCCATAGCACAGCGTACGCTAGCGGTATAGTCTGCTGTTTCTCTTATGCTGGTTGCCGTATCCCAATACCGAAACCATGCCAGCCCCTCGGGTGCGCGTTCAATAATGGTAAACCATTGCCGCTTAAATAGCGCGCCTGCCATATCGACGAATTCGCCTTCTACCTCTTGCCTAAATTGCTCGCTGGTATACGATTTCTTCAACGTATCGAGAAACGAATTGGGCAGGAAAATATTATCAGCGGTTTTGCTGTGTATAATTTCGTAATCAGTATCGCCCGATGTCCATAGATCGTAAATCCAATCGCGCCCGCGTGGTGTAGTGGTAACCCATGCGCGCGCTGGCTCTTCTCGCAACGTAGCAATAGCAATAGTCCAGGTATTGATTGGTACGAGCGCTGCCTCGTCTACCCATAGCCAGCCCAAATTAGCACCGCGTAGCCGCTCGGGATTTTCGGCAGATCGTAGCAAAATGGTACGGTTACCATGCAGCTTAATCGTGCCTGTACTGATATTCTCTTGTACAAGTATTTTTGCCTTGCGCGCAATGTCTAGCAACATCTTGCGCGCCCCGTCGCGTAGCATGGCATTGGTAGGCGCAATAATCATGCCTGTGCTACCCGCTGGCTGGCGTAATACCTCGATAACCCCTGCCCGAGTTTTACCGCTGCCGCGCCCGCCAATGAATGCCCGAAACCTGGCGCTACTCCGGAAAAATGCGAGTTGTGGCGCTGTCGATTCGGTCTGCTTCAATAAGCGCACTGGGTTGCTGGTCTGCGAATCTGTGTACTGGCTCATTGCCTATCTCTACGATAAAATCAGTAGCCTGTTGGTTTGCTGGCGCTTCGTATTTCTCTCGATACTTTTCAGGCTTCAAGCCCTTTAGCAGAAACATTGCAAGCAAATCGGATTTGCGCGCGCGCTCTGCTACGTCCATTTCGAGCCGCTCGGCTGCTTCGTCTATTGCTTCGTGCCATTGCTCGCGAACGTCTGGGCGCTCGTTATACGCCTTGCGTGCTGTCTTACGGCTAATGCCTACATACTCGGCAGCGGCTGTGACGTTACCCCATAAACTGAGGTGTTTTATAAACACGGGTAGCCATGCGTCAACGTCTAGATTAGTCGTACGCGCCTCGCGCCCGTCGCTGTATTTCAATACGATTGTGTCAGGTCGTACGTATGCTTTACTGCTGACGGGTTTCACTTTAGGCGCGTTTAGTGGTGGTCGCCCGCGTGGTCTGGGCTGTTGCATAGGAAATTCAGGTTTACGTTTTGGGCGCCCTGGCTTGCGTTTCATCTTGCCATGTAACGGTAAAATTTCTTCTGGTTGTTCGCTCATGCATTTACTCGATTTCTGTAACCGTAATAATGCGCAATGCAGCATTAGCCAGCGCGTTAATCATAAGCATGCCTTGTGCAAATTCACCCCAGGCAGGATCACCCGATAAAATCATGCTCATTGTTGCAATTGCGGTTGTGATGTTGAGCCAAATAACTCGGCTTTTGTACCATGGTTTTTTTGTCATTGTCCTACCATCCTATTCACGAGCCACATAATAACGCTGATCAGGCTTGCAACAGCTGCAACGCCTCCCCAAATTTTGCTAATTGATTGCTCGAGCTCTGCGAGCCTGCCCGCCAGCTCTTTTACCTCGGCTCGCATCTCAATTTCGTTTGCTTTAATTGCCGTTTCGTTTGCTCGAGATAACCGCAACAGATTGTCTATTTTTTCCTCAAGCCTGGCAAGCTTTACCTCGATAGTGTCTGTCATTCTGTCACCATGTAGGTTGCAAGTATTGCGTAGAATTGCTGCCAGGGAAAATTATACGGATCGTATTTGCCCTTGGTATCGATGCCCGCGTGTGAGGTAATCATTTGGATTGGGTACGCGTGCAACCAGCGTGCTACAACTTGGGCTGTGCTCTCAATTTGTGCAAGCGGGTACGGATCGGGTACGGTTTTGCTGCCAGTGTTGCAAATCTCAATGCCCAGGCTGGCAGCGTTTGGCGCCCCGAGGCTGCCTACTTTGCTATTACCGCAATGATAGGCTATGACGTCGTCAGGTACCATACGCGTACGCGCGCCTGTTTTTGAAATGTAGTAATGTATGCTTACCCCAGGTGGATTGTTTTGCAGGTAGGCAATTTCGTTTGCATCGTTGCCGCTGCCGCCTGTGTGGTGTAGCACAATGACGGTAGGCAGTGCTTTACGCTTGCCGCCTGTGCTCGAGGCTGGTACGTTCGTTTCTGGGTATTGTTTCATTCTGGCAGCCCCTGAAATCGTTCAATCATTGTGGCAGTAACAGTGCCGTTTTTGTTATTCACCATAAAAAACAATTTGCCCTGTAGTACTGTTAGGTTACCGTGGCAACCGTCGTTGAATCGCAACAGTTGCCAGGGCTGATCAATTGCTTTACGGTACCAACAATGTATGCCGAATTGCCCCGCTGGTACCTGGGCATTGCTCATACTGGTTGCAAACCATTGCCCTGCTTTATCGATCACCACAAACGTAGGCGTTGCCGTATAGGTACCTCCAGGTATGCCCAGGTCAAACGCTTTTGGTAGTGGTGCTGGCGCTTTTGGTGTTGTCATTGTTTGCCCCTTATCTGTATTAATAAGAGTATAGCAAATCAGCCGCGTAACAGTGCCTGCAAGCGTTCGCGCTCGGCTTGCGCATCATTGATGCGCTGCTGTACGTTTGCTAACCAGCTCGGGTAGAATTCGGTGCCGCCTCTGTCGCTCTCATCTGGGTTGTCTATCCAGCGCTGTATTTGTTTTGCCTTGCCCTGCCAAAATTGTAAATCGTGCTCTACTCGCTTCAACGCAACGATTGTTTTATCTCTACTCATTTCCACACCGCTCTATTGTTGTCATTGATTCGCAACCATTGCTGCCAGCACGGTTGTGATGATTTCCAATGTTGCCAGCCTTTGCCGTCATCCCATAACCGTACAAACGTTGCATATTGATTTGCTGGGCTATCGAGCTCGGCATTTGTTTTACCCGTTAACCAGTTATAGGTTTTGTCGTTAAATTGAAATAGCCCGCCGTCATTGGTTTCTGATCGAGCCCAGCGGCTATAGGTACCATAGTTGTACCCGTCCCCTGATTCGCAAGAAATGATAGCCAGTGCCTCGGGTGTTACCTCAAACGGCTCTGTATGGCAGGTGCCGCCGTTGCATACCAGGTACCAAAATAGAATAATCGTGCTCATTCGTCTGTATCCCGTTCTATGGTGATCGGCTCGCCATGGTAATAGGCTGGCATCGTTAGCCCTTTTTCCCAGGTAGGCTCGCTCGCTCGCAAGTGATTGAGGTTATATAGCAAATCTTCGTACGGCTGCTGGGTATCGTGTGCAAACTTTACACACATATCAAGCCAGTAATCAAACTCGATATTTTGGCGTACCGATTGCAGCTGCAGTTGTAGTGATTTGTTCACATGCATTGCTGCAATAAATCGCAGGCTGTAACGTTTCTGCAGTGTACGTTTGGCGTATATCTGTATCGAGGTCGGTTGGTTAGCTGTCGGCTTAATCTCTACCCATTCGGATTGCTTTGCCCAGCGTCTATCAACCAGTATGCCATTGCCTACATATACCTCTTGTTTGTGCCAGCTCGGCATTATGTACCAGCCCTTCTAATGTTTGTGTACGGTGCTTGTACGCGCTTAAATGTCCAGCCCTTGGTACGTAAAAAACAACGTAGCACGTTATCGGTACAACCCAGGATTTCGCGCGCCTCTCGTATGGTTTTGGTTGCGTACCATTGTGGATCAGTAGGAAAATGCAATAATTCAGGCGTGGGTAAATCCTGATACTTGTCGATAAATGTATACCCATGCCTACGAATGAAATACCGTATTTGTTTTTGGTTTGATTTGAGCTCGGTAATCAATTGCGCCATGGTGCGAGTAGCGTAATACTCGGCATCCCTTGGAAATGCCAGCGGTTTTGCTTTTGGGTATATCTGTTGGTATTTGATATTGCGAACACGCATATAATTGCGCACCGCGTGCTGAGTCATCCCGAGCGCGTCGCAAATTTGCTCTACGGTGCGCACTGCATACCAGTCTGCATCTTGCGGCATGGTTTCTACTCGATTTGCATACGGCTGCCTGGTTTTACGAAACGGTATACCCCTCGAGGTGAGAAAATGCCGAATTGCCGAGCCGCTGTACCCGAGCATAATTTCTAATTGCGGTATTGTTTTGTGTTTGTACAATTCTGGGTCACTGTCGTAAATCTGATCGATTTGCAAACGTTTCGGATTTGGTACAAATGTGTACCCGCGTTTGTAAATGTGATTGTGTATGGTTTTTCGCTCTACTCCTAACTCGGCTGCCGCTTGAGCTAGGGTACGAGTTGCATACCATTGCGGATCTGTTGGGTAATCGATTGCGCGTGTATTTCTGCCAAATGCTACAAGCTTTTTAAACTTGTACCCATATCGCGTCATATGCTTATAGGCAGCATCACGGCTGCAACCCATATCTGCACAAATCTGCATGATATTGCGCGTTTCATAGTATGCAGGGTTTTTGCTCCAAATGCGCCCAGTAACGTATAGTGCATATTTGGGCGCCTGGGCTTTTGGTGCTGGCTCTTTTGGTTTCTCGGCACGCGCTGCCATCCGTCGATAATCGCGGATATCCGAAATGCCGAGCGGTTGCGCACCGTTCGCGCGTAGCCCTTCAATTTCGCGCATATGGTACGGTATGTCATCTTCTGGCACGTTCAATAGCACAGCCTTAAACCATGCTTCGTACCCGCTATGCTGCAGCGTTGCTATTACCTGATCGGTGTACCTGAGATCGTCGCGCCCTGTCAACGCCTGCTGTATGTTTTTGTGCAATCCCATACGGCTTTATTTCCTCTCGGCTCGCTGATTAACCCATTGTTCTACCAATGCAATTGCGCCTGCCTCGCTCCTGGCTGCAAACGTCATCTGCTTTACCCTGCCGCGCATTCGCGCTGTTGGTGCTATCGTTACCGTTACCGTTGCAATCCAGTTATTATCAAGCGTAGGCGCTACTCGAGCCTTGTATACCCTGTTTGGCGTTATCAGCTCGGCATACAAGCCCAGCCCGCGCGCTGTCCAATTCATTGCCCTGCCTCGTTGCTCGGCAGCGGCTCGGCTGTCGTGCCGTTCGCGCGCGCCATTTCGTTTGCCGTTTCTATTGCCTCTTGTACCGTCTTAAAAACAAACGTACTAGTTTCGCCTGTTGGAAAATGCATATACTTCAGCTCGATACCGTTCACTACCGCGCGTATGGTGTACATTGTTTTGTTATGCGCTGCCCGAAATCCCCCAATAGATTTTTCAAATGTCAACATCGGTGCCGCTGCCTTCTGTTAGTAGTGCGCTGAATACTTGCGCCCTGGTTGGTTGCGTTTTGAATATCGTTGTGCTTGTCCAGTTGTCACCATCATTGCCTACGTCAGCCTCGAGGTAATACCCTGATTTGTCGCTGAATTGCTTTACCACAATTTCACCAAATGCCAAATCGATAACATCAACATCTTCTGCCTGATCGTCATCGATGCGCATTGAATAGCGCTCGGCTTGAGTGAAACCGTGCCGCTCTGCATACCAATCACCTAATACCGTGCTGATTCTATGCCTTGCATCGCGTATGATCTTTGTACCGTCGGTAATGTTCAATACACCTGCAAATGTAATCATCGCTTCGTATTGCATCGATTGCGAAAATAGCGGGTGCTTGTATCGAAACATCTGCCAGGTATCGAGCGCTGTTACTGTGCGCATCTCTTTAACGGCACTGTTGGTAGTGAAATACATTACGCTAAATTCGTAGCGCGCGCGCTCTTTAGCTTGCCGAAATCGTTTCGCTACCTCTGGCTCGGTAAATGTCCATTGTTCATCGCTCATCGGTGTTGCCCTCATTCTCTGGCTGGTATTCGCCTGCCTCAAGCCGCTTTATTAGCTCATCCAAAATACGGCTGTGGTTTGCAATCGCCTTAAAATTGCTGTTTTTGTCTACGCTCCCAACAGCCCAGGGTAGCCCCAATTCTTCTACCTGGTTGTACCCGCGCCCATAGTCTGCAAATACAAGCGTTTCGTAGTATCGATCGTACCCAATCGGCACGTATGTTGCATCGTTTACCCCGCCAGCGCCTCGCATTAACCCTACCGTGCTTACCAACAGCCGCGCGTGCCGATAATATACCA